AATAATAGAAATTATTGGATAAAATTTTATCAAAATGTAATAGAAAAAATATATGCTTATTAAAAAACAAAAAATCTCACCACCGGAACTAACGGAAGCAAATCTTAGACGATACATGGCTAATCGAATGGATTTTCGTTTAGAGCAATTTATTTTTGAACCTTCTCTTGAAGCACCACAAGGGTCTTTATTTAAAGATGTATGTCAACAATGGCAATTGGATTATATATATAAACCATTGGATGAAAGGACTGAAGAGGGTTTTCCAAAATACAGATTGTTATACTACCAGTTACCAAAAAAGTCAGGGAAAACGGCTCTTCTTGCTGGGGAGGGTCTTGTTCAACTTTTACTATCTTCCATGCCTTCAGAAGAAAATTATATCATTGCGGGCGATAAAGAACAAGCTTCTTATGTTTTACGAAAAATAAAAGATTTTATTGAACGAAATCCTAATTTTATAGATATTTTTACAATTTATAAAAATGAAGTGATCATACAATCCACAGGAGCCATGATTCAAGTATTAAGTTCTGAAGCAGATACAAAATCAGGCAAAAATCCATCATGGTTTTTGGCCGATGAATTGTGGGTTCAAAAGAGTAGAGATCTTTGGGACAATTTATTTTTGGGGATGGCTGCTCGTCCTTTTGCTCAAGCAATTGCTTTAACTAATGCTGGTTTTGATAAAAAATCAATTTGTTATGAAGTTAGGGAACTTTGTAAAAGCGGTGAATTTAAAGAATTTTATTGGTTTGAACCAACAGGGACTTTGTTAGAATCTTTAAAAATGCCTTGGATTTCAGAACAATGGCTTGAAATAGAACGTAAATCCATGCCCCCAAAAGTATTTAGTAGATTTCGTAAAAACCTCTGGGTGGATGAAGGAGAACACCCATTTATGCCGGATGAGGGATGGGAATGTTTTAAATCATATCTTTCAGAAAAATCCATATGTTATAAAGGCCCTCATTATGTAGGAATAGACCTTGGATTAAAAAAGGATGCAGCTTCTTTAACAGTGCTTCATAGAGCAGGAAGAAAATTGGAAGTGGACGTGTTTAGAAGATGGTTAGGAAGTTCAGAAAATCCTGTAAAGATAAGTGAAATAGAAGATGAATTGATAATGATATTAAGAAATTTTCATGACTGTGTATTAGTTTGCGATCCCTGGCAATTAATGGGAACTATACAAAGATTCAGAAGTGTTGGTATTGAAGTTATTGAATTTTATTTAACTACAGAAAATATTGGTAAATTAAGTCGTAACCTATTTTATCTATTCAAAAATCAATCCTTAGATTTACCAAAATATTCAAAACTTGAAGATGAACTAAAGGGACTACAAGTAGTTGAGAAAAGTTATGGATGGAGGATTGACCATAGTGAAGATACAAGTAGTGATATTACAATGGGTTTAGGTATGGCAAGTTTGGTTGCTATGGAGCGGGGCATAGATAGCTATAGTGGTAAAGATTTAGCGGATTTGGGTTTCTTGAATCAAAAGTCTTTATACCGTTCCGATGGGAAAAGAGATTTTGGGGGCGAAAAAATAGAAGTAATAAATGAAAAAGTGGATGTTGATAAAAATAGTAATGGGCCAAAAATATATTCCTTTAGCAAGAGACAATTTTAAAATTATAAATAATAAGATGTGGAAAAATTAAAGTGGCATGGAATACAAAATCAAAGGATCAAAAAATAGAAACCATTAGGAAATATTTTTTAGAGCCAAAAATATTATTAATAGAAAATCTTCTTAAATTAACAAAAAACCATATAGAAAGGTGCAAGGCTAAAATTGGAGAATTGCAAGAAATCAGAAATTTGGAAAAAACTATGGTTACAGAAACAAAGATTGAAGAAATTAAGGAAAAAATTAAAAAAATACAGATATCAATTAAGAGTGTTAAAACAAAAAGAAAATATAAAAGTAAAAAACTTAAAAGATTATTGGCGGCTGAATGGGAAGAAAAAGAAAAATATTTGACAGATGAAGAGATTTCATGCTATATTAGATATGGAAGGAAAAATAATTAATGGAGGAAGAAGAATTTTTTAATAAATTTCCTGAAGAAGAACAAACTGAAATTAGAAAAGATTTAGAAAATCTTGCAGAGGAAAATGAAAAACTTATTGAGGAATTTTCAGAAAGCATTGATGATGTAGATAAAAATCCTGTAGGAAGACCTCTTGGCATCCCTGCTTCATCTGCACAGAAAGAAGCTGTAAGTCGTGCTGCAAAGAAATATCAACAAGACCTAAGAGATGGTCTTATAGAGAAACCTGCGTGGGAAACTCATGGTGCGTACAGCTATATGAGTGGGGGTAGAGTTCCTAAAAAGAAAAGGTATTTACTTGACTTTGTTCATAAGGAAAGAGAGAAATGGTTAGATGAATTAGGCGGAGAAGACAATCTTACCTCAATAGAAATAGCAATGCTTGATGAAGCAAGCCGTTTGCTATTATTTTCAACAATGGTAAATGATTACCTTTTATCTGATAAAGATACTGATGTTGTGTATAAAGATAGTGAAGGTGATATTAAAATGCATACAGGTCTTTCAAGGCATTATTTAAGTTTTACAAAGACTTATATACAAATATTGAAAGAATTACAAAAAATTGCTACAACAAAAAATAAGAAAAAGGGTGGTTCAAAGAAGGACAGTGCTTCTCTGCTTCAAAAACTATACAAAGGTGATTAATGTTTGATAGAGAAAATTTTCAAACAATTATAAAATTGCATATGGAAAGACACAAAATTTTAAAAGAAAAGGGGGATTTTGGAGCTTGTGTTTGGGAATTAGAGAAAATTATAGAACTTATGAGTGAAGCCATAGTAACAATTTTTGGAAAATCTAAAGTAAATTACACAAAACCGAATCCTATTTTATTAGAAGGAATTAAAAATGTTACATTAGATGATGTTTTAAATCCTGATAATACAATAATTATTGATGCAGAAGGCAATCTAAAAATAAAGAAATAAAAAAAGGAAAATATATGAATATAGGATTTGATTTAGACGGGGTTTTGGCTAACTTTCATTATGGATTTTCTAAAGTAGCAAATAAATTATTTGGTTCCCCTATAGTAGAAGACATTAATGAAGTTAGGGCATATCGGTGGGAAGATTGGGGATATCCACTTGATAAGAAACAACATAATAAAGTGTGGAGAGAGATAGATACAAATATTAATTATTTTTGGTTAGATTTAGAACCGTTAGTTGAAAATATTATTTTTGAAAGAATGAAAAATATGGAAAAAGATAATCATAATTTTTTCTTTATTACTTCTCGTAAAGATACAGCAGGGAAGAGTGCGTTATCACAGACAAAAGATTGGATAGAGAGTTGTACAGCTTTGAAGAATTTTTCTGTAATTCCTTCTCATAGAAAAGGTGGTATTCTTGATAGAGCAGAAATAGATTATTTTATAGATGATTTACCAGAAAATGTAATTGAGGCTGCTATTGAAGCTCCAAAATGTGAATCCTTCCTTTTGGTTAGACCATATAATGCTTATAGTATTGAATTTATACAAAAATCACATAAATTTAAAAATATTGGGATAGTCTATAGTGTAAGTGAGTTTTTAGACATCGTGGAAAAAAATGAAAAATTTTGAAATATATCATCAATCAGTATTTGATGTTTGGCCATTAGAGGATAATTCAATACAAGCAATTATTACTTCACCACCTTATTGGGGATTACGAAAATATGATATTCCCGATATTATAATTGGGGGGGATATTAATTGTGAACATGAACTTATTGAGCATTTCACATCCCCTAAAGGGGGTAAATCCCATCCCGATAGACCATCCAATGTTGGAGCTAATAGAATTATGTCTGATATGGATATAAGAGGAGTTGGTATCAAATCAAATTTTTGTATGCTCTGTAGTGCTTGGAAAGGTCAATATGGACTTGAACCATCCTATAAAGATTACATTACCCATACTATCCTGTGGGCTAAAGAGGCGTGGCGAGTATTAAAAGATGATGGAGTATTTTTTCTAAATATAGGAGATAGCTATAATGGTTCTGGTGGTTGTGGTAGTGAAAAATATGCAATGGAAAAACATATGCAATTTGGAAAAAAAACGCCTATAGGAAATTATCAACCCCCCAATAAAGATTATTCTATGAAATCTAAATGCAAAATGCTTATTCCTCATAGAATTGCTATATCTTTAATAGATGAAGGTTGGATTTTAAGGAATGATATTCTTTGGTATAAAACTAATGCTATGCCTGAGAGTTGTCAGGATAGATTTAGTAAAAAATTTGAATACATATTCATGTTTGTTAAGAATCCTAAATATTACTTTAATTTGGATGCTGTAAAAATTGAATCAAAAACATATTTAACAGATAAGAGATGCTCTGCCTTAGAGAGAGCAAGAATGAAAGGATACAATACAAAAATACAATATAATGGTAAATCTGAAAGAATATCAGAATTTATGGCATCTCAACCATATTGCAACCCAGGTGATGTTTGGCAAATAAATACTCAACCAAGTTCTGAAAAACATTATGCTATGTGGCCTGAGAAATTAGTAGAACGTATGCTATTATGCTCAACAAAAGAAAATGATATTATTTTAGACCCTTTTGCTGGTAGTGGAACAACCTTAAAAGTGGCTGTCCAAAATAGGAGAAAAGCTGTTGGTATTGATTTAGGTTATTCTGATATTCAGGATAGGAAATTACAAAATATACAAATAAAATTGCTTTAAATTGGAGGGAAATAGAAATGACACATGATGGTCATTATTATAGCCAAGATTGTAATTGTACTACTTGTTTTATGAATAGAGTAAAAACAACAAGAAAGTATGTTAATAAAGCTATGGCAGGAGAAAAAACAAATATAATTAAAATGGAAACTACAGAAGGAACAAAAATTGAGGACGATGGGGAGGACGGTTGCTGCATAGATTACCGTGATTTTCATGAAGAAATACACAACTCAGTTAGAATTTTTGATAGTGGGGCAACACGGGACACTTCAGAAGGTAAATTGGAATATGCTCGTTTCATAAGTCCAATTGTATTGAAAAGATTTGCTGAATACATGAATTTGCATCGTAAGCAAACAGATGGTAATTTAAGAGAGCCGGATAATTGGATGAATTTATTTGGTGATAAACATGAGGATGTTTGTTTAGATAGTTTATTCAGACATGTAATGGATGTGTGGTTAATTAATAAGGGTTTTCAAACCGAAGCCCGTGAAGATATAGAACCCGCCCTATGTGCTATTTTATTCAATGCACAGGCATGGTTATTTAAAGTATTAATGGATAAACAAGAAAAGAGAGATGAGAATGGTTAATTCAGAAGAGGAAATTATTAAATTATTAAATATCTGTCATGAAGAATTTGAAGATGAAGAAATGATCGAATACATGAGTCAAAAGATAATATGTGATTTCTTAATTTCTATTGGGTATGTTGGTATTGCAGAAGCATATAGAAAAGTATAGAAAGGAAAAATAATGAATCTAAATAGACAACGATTAGAAGTAAAAAAAGGAAAAGAATATGCTGAATTGGTTTTTATAGGAGATGTACATTATGGGTCTAAACAATGTAATGTTGAAAAGTTTGAAAAAATATTGCAATATTGTTTAGAAAATGAATTATATGTATTTTGTATGGGTGATATGATAGAATCAAATTCAAGGCACTCTGTTGGGGCTGGTGTATATGAACAAATATCCCCACAGAAGCAAATAGAGGATATTTCAGAATATCTCAGACCATTGGCAGAAAAGAATCTTATTGTAGGTTATTTAACTGGGAATCATGAGTCCAGGGTGAATAAAGAATTGGGCATAGATATATCCAAAATTATTTGCAAAGAATTAAAAATACCATATTTAGGTTATGCAGGTTGGTCATTGTTCTATGTTGGCAATCAAAGTTATTCACTTTATTCAACACATGGGGCTTCCTCAGCTACATTAAAGCATACAAAATTAAAAGCTATACTTGATATAGCTAAATCTTTTGAAGCGGATATAGTTACTTGTGGACATGTTCATGATATAATTATAGATAGTGCAGAATATCAAAAAGTAAATAAGAAAAGAAAAATCGTAGATACAAGAAAATCCTATGTAATTGTCACAGGACATTATTATAACTATGGTGGATATGCTCAGGAAAAAGGTTATTCTCTGACAAAGATGGGTAGTCCCAAAGTAAAGCTTTTTGGAGACAAATTTGACATACACGTGAGTGTTTAAGATGAATTATTATCAAGATAAATTTTCAACTTTATATTTAGGTGATTGTTTGGAAGAACTCAAAAATATAGAAGATAGTAGTATTGATTGTTTGGTTACTGATCCTCCTTATGGTTATTCTTTTATGGGAAAAGATTGGGATAAAGCCGTGCCCTCAATTAATATTTGGAAAGAATGTTTAAGAGTTTTAAAACCTGGTTCTTTTACTTTTATAATGTCTTCCCCAAGACAAGACGTTTTATCAAGGATGATTATAAATTTACAAGATGCTGGATTTAGAACAGACTTTACAAGTATTTATTGGATATATGCTTCTGGATTTCCCAAAGCTACAAATATAAGTAAAATTATAGATAAAAGATTGGGATGTGAAAGAGAAGTTATAGAAAATAGAAAAGTAACAGAGAATATGGCAAAAATGAGTAAGAATAGTCCAAATAAAGATGGATATCCAAAACAACCAAGACCAAAAGATAATTATTGGACAGGAGAAATTTTAGATAATAAATCTGTAAGTGAGAAAGCCAAAGAATTTGAAGGTTCTTATTCAGGATTTCAACCAAAACCCGCTGTAGAAATTATTATTGTATGCATGAAACCTTTATCTGAAAAAACTTTCGTTGAGCAAGCTTTGAATAATGGCAAGGGAATTATTTGGTTAGATGATTGTAGAATTCCTTATGTAGATGAAAAGGATAATAAAAGAACTGGGAATTTAGATAGAAGTGAAAGTGGTGAAATTTATGGTTTTGCTAATAATGGCAACATAAAAAGTGGACTTAGGGATAAAGATGGCAGATTTCCAGCCAATCTTTTAGTTTCTGATGATATATTAAATGATGGAATTGATAGAAAAGGTGTTTCTGGTGGTGGGCCTAAAATTTATGGTGGTGGGGGTGGATTTGATAATAATTTGAATAGGCAACCAGTAAAAAATTATTATAATGATTCTGGTTCTTTTAGTAGATATTTTGATTTAGATATTTGGTTTGAGCATAAAATTAAAGATTTGCCAATTAATATACAAAAAGTTTTTCCTTTTTTAATAGAATCTAAAGCAAGTTCTACAGAAAAAAATAAAGGATTAGATGTAAAAAATAACCATCCAACAGTGAAGCCAATAAAATTAATGAGTTACTTAATAACTTTAGGAAGTAGAGAAAATGATATTATTCTTGACCCATTTATGGGCAGTGGGTCTACAGGAAACGCTGCTAAATTATTGAATAGAAAATTTATTGGTATTGAAAAAGAAGAAGAATACATTGAAATTGCTTCAAAAAGAATAGAAATTGTAAATAATCAGCAAAAATTAATTTGACATAATTCTCAATTGATGAAATACTTGCTTTTTTAATACTATATGTTATACTTATAATAGATGGAATTGATTAGATATATAGAAAGTAGAAGAGATAAAAAAGGATTATATACACGAAAAGAATTAGCTATAAAATATAATGTTAGTATAGTGATGATTTCTAATATTATTAATAATAAATCTTGGAAAAATATATGACAACAATAACAATATTTTACTCAATAGCAGATGGAAAAATTGTAGCAGAAAAAGAATTGGATGTTATTGATACAGACATGAATTCTTTAATGCGGGAATGTATTAATAAAGGATTTAAGGTTAATAATTATCAAGATAGGAGTTTTAATTGAATGAATATAATACAGCTTTTTTAGTAATAATTTTAATTGTTTTAAAATTAATAAATTTTATAAAATTGCCTTGGGTATGGATATTAACTATAGCATGGTTTATAATATTTATATTTAGTATGATAAAATAAGGAGGAGAAATATGAATTCGATGAATATGTGAATAGGCATGAATCTTGTAAAATCTGTAGTAGATGTTTAATATGTGAAGATCATTTCAAATGTGAAGAATTGGAAAAAGTTATAATGGAGGATTGAAATGAATAGCCCAAATATTGCACATGTAGCACTTAACAGAAAAGGTGCTTTAGAATTAGGCCAATCACCATGTAATGTATGCCATTCCGGCTATGCTTCATATTCTATAAATAAATTTGAATCTTGTCAAGATACTTGTGAGGAATTTAAAGAATATGTAAGAATACTAATAGAAAGGTCTAAGAATGAGCAAAATTAAATGTCTCAATTGTGATATGATATTAGAATCTATTCATACATATGATTTTCATAGTTGTGATTGTGAAAATAGAACTTATATTGATGGTGGAAATGACTATCTGAGATTTGGATGTATGGATATAACCAAAGTCCTATTTTGGGATGAAGAAGTGAAAAAGTTTTTACCATATACTATAGCAATTAATGGAAAAGTTATGGAAGAACAAAAGGAGGAAACAAAATGTTCAAACAATTGTTTAAAACATTGTATAGAAAACAAGTAGATTTTGATAAGTTAAATTGGTTTCAATTATCCTTGACATACTATGTAGAAGCTGGTAATATTATAAAAGTTGTATGATACATAAATTAAAATGTGAAAATTGCCGATACATGTTCATTTGTTTCTACAGCGAAGAATCTATTTGTAGACATCCACAAGAGAGAAAAAGGATAGTATTAAATTTTAGACAGAATCATCAATGTGGCAAAGAATTAATTAAAAGACTATTGGTTGCTCTTAGAATAAGGATACAAAATAATGGAATATCTTAAATTTGACAAAAATTTTAAAACTGATAGACAATGGAAAATAGTATCTATAGATTATAGGCAATTAAATAGAATAAATATTGACCCAAAAAGACTGAATTATGATTCAGTCAAATTTTCTAATATGCCATTAAATAGTAATATAATTGCCTGTTGGTTAGATTCTTTAAGATTAACTTGTAACTTTTTAATAGAACATGAAAATTTTTCAAGAACACTTGAAGGTGCTGAAATAGAAATATGTAATTCTGAGATTGTATATTATACTTTGTTAATAAAATTATCTTGGAGATTTTAATGAGTAATTTAACACTAACTGTTGACCTTCCTGCTGGAATAACCATAAAAGACGCTTGTACAGATGCTATTGAATTAGCTAATAAGTTGAATATAAAGATTAGATTTGAATTTAATGATAAACTTGTTTATGCTTTACCTCATACTAATGTGGATTCTTTAATATTGGCTTATAAAGAAGCTATAAAAGAAAATTTTAATTTTGTTTGCAGTTTTGAAAAAATTTAAGGAGGGATAGATTGTCAACACTTAAAGCAGAGATTTGTAGGATAGAAAAGGTGGAAACTCACCCCAACGCTGATAGACTTGAACTGGTTCAAGTAAAGGGTTGGAATTGCATAGTTTCTAAAGATACTTTTTTAGAAGGTGATTTATGCCTCTATATTCCCATAGATAGCATCTTGCCAGAAGAATTGGAGAAAAGAATATTTGGGGAAGGCTCTAAGGTTAAATTACACAAACAAAGAATCCGTACTATAAAATTGAGGGGGATAATATCCCAGGGTTTAGTTGTTAAACCTGAAGAAGTTGATATATTTGGTGCAAAAGAAGGTCAGGATTTTACATCACAACTTGGGATAATAAAGTATGAACCACCGGAGGAATTACCAAGTGTTTATGGGACTTGTAATAAGATTAAAAAAAGATATATTAATAGCAATTTTCATAAATATACTGACATTTCTAATATAAAGAATCACCCAAATGTTTTTGAGAATAGTGATTGGGTGTCTATAACTGAGAAGGCCCACGGAACCTCAGCACGTTTTGGTTGGGTAAAGAATGAAGCAAATACTATATGGAAAAAGATTAAGAAATTATTTGGTTTATTACCAACACATGAATTCATTGTAGGGTCACATAATGTTCAATTATCTTATAGAAATAAGAATAAATATTTTTATGATAATAATGTTTATGCTAAAACCACAATAGACTATGATTTAAAGAATAAATTAAAAAATGGGGAAGTTCTTTATGGAGAGATCGTGGGAAAAAATATTCAACAAGGGTATTCTTATGGCTGTAAAGAAGGTGAGACTAAATTTTATGCCTATGATGTCATGATTGATGATAAATGGTTAGATGTAGAGGAATTTAAATCTTTTTGTGAGGAAAGGCAAATTCCAACAGTCCCCGAAATTTATTCAGGGTTTTTTGACATGGATTTAGTGAAGGAGTTTACAGGGGGTGCTTCCATAATAGACCCCATAGGACAGCCAATAAGAGAAGGGTGTGTGGTTAAACCTCTCGAGGAAAAAATTAATCCTTGTGTTGGTAGGAAAGTTTTAAAATCTATAAATCCAGAGTATCTTTTGTTAAAAAATGGGACGGATTTTCATTGATTTATAAAAGGAGGTTCTTATGTCAGTACATATATGCCCTATTTGCCAAGGGAGAGGTAAAGTTATTAAAGGTTTTTATGATAATGTACAAAATGATTTAATGACATCAACAACATTATTAGAAACAGAAGAATGTCGGACATGCAAAGGACTGGGGATTGTTTGGGATAATGTTCCTAATAATGATATACCTTATTACCCATTACCAAATTTACCTATAAGAGAGAATAATTTACCAGCAAAAGATTATAGGTATAATCCATGTGATAATTGCCCAGTTAGAAAAGACACAAATTGGTGTGGTGTTTGCTATTGTACATTACCTTATTTACATAATAATCCTATAAGATATTAAAATGAAGAAATTAATTATATCACCAATGGAAATAGCAATAGCTACGCCACCATTTCCTTATATATATTTTTGTGAAGAAGCATGGAATAAGTGGTTTACGAATAAGCTAATATTAGCTGGTTTTGATTTAACTAAAGAATTTAAACAAATAGAATT